TGCAATTAACGATACTTATACAGATTCAGTATTCGGTGGTGGTTCTTACTTAGTTTCTCCAGCAGGTTCATTAGGCTTTTCATCTACATTAGTTGGAAACGGAACAATTATTGCAAATACACCATTTGGTGGTAAGAAATCAGCAGTAAATGATAACTTTTCTGTTAACAATATAGAATTAAACGCTAGAGCAGTTGCATTTGATGCAGGATGGTCATTTTTAGACATGGGTGCTGGTGTATTCAAATTCTATAAAGATAACGTTGTGTCTGATACACTTACTGACAATATTAAAGTTGGAATGTACGTACCAGGTGATAGCGGTAAATTATCTAGAATTACTAAAATTGTAAAATCAGTTTCTGGTGTTACAACTACTTACACATTTACATCTCACAGAGCTGTTTCTTCAGCTCCAGCTTACGCGCTTAAGAGATATGAAGATGCTGCAGGTGTTTACAAAGTGTTCCCATTAGATGGAGCATCTCAATCAGCAAAAACTATTGCAGATCTATTAACAGCAATTAAGCCAGGTACTGGTTTAGGTAACGCTTTAGTAGATAAAGACAATATTACATTCAGATATGTTATTGATACATTCGGTTCTTTAGAAGCTGGTGGAATTTTAAACAAAGAAGAATTAACTTTCTTATGTAAAGAAAGACAAAATGCTTCTGCGATTCTTAATGCACCAATGGTTAAAGAATTAAAAGCTTCAACTAATCCATCATTCTTAAATGAATTAACTGGAGCGTTTGATGTAAATAACGTAGCATCGGGTGGTAACTTAAACTTAAACCCAAGTGCATTATATACTTTACCTTCAATTAACGAAGGTGCAACTTATGGATTCTACTACGGTCCAGGATTAAATGTTATTGAAAATGGAAGAACTAAGGTGATACCACCAGCAGCTTACATTTCAAATAACTACATTGACAAATACTCTGACGCTCTGCCATGGTCAATCATCGCAGGCCCAAGAAGAGGTGTTGTTGGTGGAACTGGCGTACAGTCACTAGAATTTGCATTCGATAAGAATGATAGAGACGTACTAGAACCATTTGGATATAACCCAATTGTATTCGAAAGAGGAGTTGGTTTAACAATCAAAGGAAACAAGACTGCACAACAAGGAATTCAGTCAGCTCTTTCTTCAGCTCACGTAAGAGAAGTATTAATTTACGTTGAAGATGGACTAGCAGAAATCCTTAAGAACTACCTATTTGAGTTCAATACTGCTCAGACTAGATTAGAAATTAAAACTTTAGCAGATAACTTCATGGAGTCAGTTAAGAAAGACGGTGGTGTATACGATTATAGAAACATCATGGACACTACTAATAACACAACTGAAGTTATCGATAACAACATGGGTATCTTAGATACGTTCGTTGAACCAGTTAAAGGATTAGAGATTCTAGTATCAAGAGTAACAGTACTTAATACAGGAGATATTGCATCCGGAAACTTTGCGTAAAAAAAGAGAATATATAAACTAAATAAAGAAAATAAACGATATGGCTTTACCACATTATTCAGAAGACCAAACTAGTAGAAAGGGCAAGAACTTTGAACCAGTACAGGCTAACCTATTCGAGGTAACTATTTTACCACCGGATGGCGTAGATGGACAATCATTGTTCTTACAACACATTAACTCAATCTCAGGTTTGGACACTCTTCACAGAGAGGTAGCAGCTATCGAGCAGAAGTATAAGTTCTCAACAAGATCTTATGCAGGAATGCCCGATGGAACTGCAGTAGATATTACTGTCAACTTCTCATTAAACCTAAACGATTCGAATGAGGCTTACTTATATAAGTCTATGAGACAATGGTATAGAAAACAATATAATCCTGAGACTGGAGCAATGGGTCTTAAAAAGGATTATGTAGGTACTGTTGTTATCGTTCAATTTAATAGAGCTGGTGATATTTACAGAAAAATAACTCTTGATGACTGTTTCATAACTTCAGGAATCGGATTCACAGGTGAATTAAACTATGAATCTGCAGATGCAGCTCAGTTAGAGGTTACATGGAGATGTGACGTCTACAATGAAGAAGTAAATTAAGAATTTAATTTAATTAAATAAGAAAGAAGGTGATTATTCGCCTTCTTTTTTTAACCAAACAAAATATAATATAATAATCCAATAATAACAGATTATGAGTGATAAACTAACAAAAAAGCTTCAGGTACTTTTAACTGAAGAAGAGGTCCGCTCTGTCAACCGTGTCATTTTAAATGAGGCGCTTGAAACTGAGCAAAGGCCCGTTTCTGTTAGTGCTTTTATTAGAAGTCTAATACAAGATGAGTTATCTAAAAAAAGTATCGAACAGAAATCAATAATTAAACAAAATCTCAAAAACTTAAAAGAAAAATAATATGAGTGAAGAATTAAACAAAATGGACCAGGAGCGAGAAGCTGCAGCAGCTAAAGCTCTTGATGCAAAAGATCAGAACAATTCTGGTAATACAGACACTTCTGATAAAGCTGACGCTATGGCAGCCGCTGTAGATAAATCAGGCTTAGGTAGAGTTAATATGGACAATTTTGGTCCTGAAATAGCTAGACCTGCAGATGAGGTATTAGGATGGCATGTTTTAGATCTAGAAGACTTACCATCTAGGGGTAAATTTTACCCAGCAGATACAGTTATTAAAATTAGATCTGCTAAAGCTGCTGAGATTAGACATTTCTCTACTATGGATGAAAGTAATTACATCGATATGGAAGAAAAGCTAAACTCTATTGTAGAATCTTGCTCACAGATGTCTACTGGTAATGGTAAGTCTAGAATGTCTTACAAAGATGTTCTAGAAGAAGATAGAATTATTCTATTACTTTCTATTAGAGATCTTTCATTCCCAGAGCCAGAGAATAAGTTAATGCTTAAAGGTAAAACTGAAAAAACTAAAAAAACTGTCGATATTGAATTATCAGTTAAGAATTTAATACCTTCGGTTATTGATGAGCAAGTAGAAAAATATTACTCTACAAAGGAAAGAACTTATGTAATTAAAACTAAGTCTGCAGGTACTTTAAGAATGAAACCACCAACAATTGGTATTATGCAAGAGATTACTGCATATCTTAAAGATAGACAAGAAAAAGACCAGGAATTTGATAAAGCATTTATTCAAGTACTACCTTATATGCAATCCGATTGGAGAACTTTAAATTTACAAAAGATTTTCACCATGGAAATGGAATATAAAGGTTGGAACGAGAAAAAGTTTATGGTGGTCTACAGACTAGCTGAAAGAATGAAAATCGGTGTACAAACCGAATTAGAAACTACCTTCGACGGAGAGATGGCAAAAGCCCCTCTTGACTTCCCAGGTGGCATCAAAAGTCTTTTCATTATTTCAGATCTCGCTGGAGAATTACTTTAAGACAAAGTTCTATCTGGGTATTCATCTTAGAATGCAGCCCTCAGAGATCGAAAACATGTACTACTACGAGTATTGGTATTATGTGAAGAATCTGTCGGAATACATTAAAAATAAGAATAAACAGCAAGAGGGACAGCAAGAACAACAGGACAAGTCGATGTCATCAATGAGATCGAAATATACTCCTAAGATGCCAACTGCCCCTAAAATTTCTACACCATCGCTAAGAATGCCGAAGATGTAAGAGATATATAATATAGTAATAAGGAGCACCACTTTTACAGTGGTGTTCCTATGTACTTAAAAAAATCTACAAGACCTAAGTGAATAAATTCTTTGAAAACGCCTTTAGCCGACTGGGTAACCAAGGCGATGTATTAGGCCAAGTTGCAGAAAACACTCGAGAAAGCGCAGATTCTGTAGCAGTTGGTGGTGATTTATATGAAAAGGTTAACGAGTTAACTAAAGCTGTTTCTGCTATCCAAGAAGGTGATGGTGGAGGTGGTGGTCTTAAAAATGCAATGGCAATTGCATTAGTATCTCCTTCTATGGAGCCTCTTGGTAAAGGTTTACAATTTGTAGTAGATGCTGTTAATGCATTAGAAGGTACTGGCGATGAAATAAAAGCTAAGACAGAAGCTCTAGTCGGAGGTCTAACTTTATTAGGCGACGTGGGCTTATCTATTCTTAAATTCGCAGGTTATCTTGCATTAGCAACACCACTCTTAATGATTGCCGTTGTCGGCGCTCCTATAATAGCAATTACTTTATTAGCACTTATTACAGCAGTTAATTTCGCAACTAAGAAGTTAGACGAAAAGCAACTGGAGAAGGTTCAAATGCTAGGTGATGTAGGTAAGTCAATACTTATTTTAGTAGGTACTTTAGCCCTGGCATCATTTATCGTACCTTTTGCATTAAACGCCCTGATACCAACAATGATTATATTTGGTGCATTTGCATTATTAACTATGATTCTACCTGAAAAGAGAGTAGACCAGATAGAAAAGGTTGGCCAAGGTATGCTTAAAGTAGCGTTAGGAATAGGTGCTTTAATGTTAGTCCTTGCACTAACAAGCTTTCTTGTTGTACCTGCTCTTAAAGGTGCAGTTATGGCAATGATCGTCATAGGAGTAATCGGATTAGGATTTGCTATGTTAGAAGAACTGGGGGTTATAGATAATATGGAAAAAGCAGGCAAAGGACTATTATTTGCGGCTGGGGCTATTCTAGGCCTTGGTATTGCATTAGCTCTATTTGATATAATTACTCCATCACTTAGTGTTTTAATTAGTATAGGCATTGTTGTTCTAACCGTAGGTTTATTTTTTGGACTAATTGGTATATTCGATAAACAAATTGAAGGTGGTGCAAAAGCACTTTTATGGGCAGCTCTTTCAATAGTTGTATTAGGTCTAGCACTATTATTCTTTACTAAAGTAATAGGGGCCAATATGGGAGGCGAAGATGTTGCAAATTCATTTGTACCACTATTATTAATTGGTTTAATTGGAGCTGCATTTGCCCTTGCAGGTTTGGTCAAATCTCAAATTATGGGAGGTGCCGCTGCATTAATGGTAGGAGGTATTGCTTTAATAATTATTGGAGTTGGTGTTTTAATAATTTCTAAAGCGTTAGGTGATAAACCACTCGCTAGAGTAGGAGCTATTATGGCAGCTGTCGGCGGATTAGCCCTAGTATTTGGTGCCGCTGGTATACCAGTAGTTGCAGGATTTATTGCATTAGGTGCTGGAGCTATGGTAATAGCAGGTATAGCATTAATAACAATTGGTGCAGGTCTCTTAATAATGTCAAAAGCATACGATAAAGGTAAGAAAATGCTAGAACCAGTTGATGGTAAACCAGGTCTAGTAAGTTTACTAGATGCAGTCGCTGGCGGATTTAAAATGTTCCCATGGACTGCTGCAGGTATTCTATTAGGTGCTGGAGCTTTAACATTGGCAGGTGTTGCTTTAATAACAATTGGTAAAGGTGTACAACAGTTTGCTAAAATACAAGAGACTATAAAACTTAAACCATTAGCAGAGAATATCGCATTTATGATTGGTACCTTAGCAATTCCATTCCAAAAGATTGGAGCTGGAGGGATGTTAGAGGTTACTGATCCGGTAACAAAAGAGAAGGTATTTATTGGTCCATTTAGTGGCGGCTCCGGAGGTTTTATGGGTTTCGGTGGAAGTAATCCAGTCGCAATAGGTATTTCTTCAGTACTTAGAATGGGTACAGCTTTATCTAACATTGCTGGCGGTGTTCAGAGTATGGCTATGTTAAAGTTCCCAACTGGATTTGATAAAGAAGGTAAACCTACTGCCTATGAGACTATCGGTGGTGATGCATTTAAGAAAGTAATCACTAACACGATGATGATGGTTGGTTCACTTGCCATTCCTTTCGCTCAAATAGGCGACGGTGGTCCGCAAGACGTTCTAATGCCAGATGGAAAAAGACATACAATTGATCTAGGCTCTCCTTCTCCTGGAGGTCTAATGGGCTTCTTAAAAGGTGGAGGTGCAGTACAAAAAGGTATTAAGGCTGTAATGAACATGGGAGAGGCTATTTCTAATTTAGCTGGAGGTGTTCAAGATATGGCAATGCTTAAATTCCCTACAGGTTTTGATGCAGAAGGTAAGGCAACTGGATATAGAGTCTTCGGGACAGATGATGCTCAAAAAGTTACTGATAATACTCAGAAGTTAGTCGGGGCTCTTACAGGTACATTCCAGGAAATTGGTAATAACCCTAACGCGGAGAGTTCATGGTGGGGTGGAAAATCCAAGATTGAAAAAGGTATTGAAATTGTTGCAGGTATTGGTGAGCCACTACTTAACCTAGCGAAAGGTGTAGAGGCAATGGCTGGTCTTAAATTCCCTATCTATGATAAAGACGGTAAAATTACAGGCTATAATACAATTGAAAATGTTGAAGGTTTAAAAGACAAGGTCGGTAGTAATACTCAGAAGTTAATCGAGGCTCTAACAGATACTCTTATGGCAATTGGTGGTGGAAAAGCAAAAACATCATCTTGGTGGCAAGGCGAAACCACTTTTGAAAAAGGTATTGAAGTCGTTACTATGATTGGTGAGCCATATAAAGTACTTGGTGAATCTGTAAAAGATATTGTAGAAATTGTAGGCAAAATGGACTCTAAATCATTTGCTGGTAAAATACAAGATATTATTGGAATATTTACAGGTGATGCTGCAATGGCAGCAGATCCAGCGTCTCTTGTGTTTAGAAAGAATTTTGTAATAGCAGTTGGTGAGTCATTTGAAAAATTAGGAAAATCAGTTCCATCAATTACACAGGCCCTTGCAAACTTTAAAGCAGAG